TTTCCGACGCCTGAATTGCCCACTGCCACAAACAGCGACAACTCAGGCGACCAGCAAACGCTTCGCCAGTTGTTATCCGCTGCGCTGGTTCGGGAAGTCCAGGTGATCCCATCGGGGCTAGTCATCACACGATTTCCAGATCCCGTCTCCGCTACCGCCACGAAAAGACTTAGCTCAGGGCTCCAGCAGACGCCGCGCCAGTTGTTATCCGCTGCGCTGGTTCGGGAAGTCCAGGTGATCCCATCGGGGCTAGTCATCACACGATTTCCAGTGCCGGTGTCTGACGTCGCGACGAAAAGACTTAGCTCAGGGCTCCAGCAGACCGCAAACCACCCGTTATCCGCTGCGCTGGCTCGGGCAGTCCAGGTGATCCCATCGGGGCTAGTCATCACACGATTTCCGGTGCCGCTCGACGCTACCGCCACGAAAAGACTTAGCTCAGGGCTCCAGCAGACGCCGCGCCACGTGTTATCCGCTGCGCTGGCTCGGGCAGTCCAGGTGATCCCATCGGGGCTAGTCATCACTCGATTGCCTGTGCCGCTATTTGCGACTGCAACGAACAGAGACAACTCAGGCGACCAACATACAGATGTCCATGCGTTGTCAGCGGGTGTATTTCTGAGTGAAAACACTCCGAGACCGTTGGAGATGCGACCTAGCCGCCGAGCCAGGGTCGGGTATGCAGAAATCGAATAGGTGCGGCCGTCTGCCGGCAAATGCCCATTGAGGCGCGGGAGCGCAGAATAGACGACGTGGCCGGCGGCGCTCAGATACTGGACATCCCACGAAGATCCAATCCCCTGATCCGAGGTGCTTGTAACCATGAGCGGGATAGGGCCCTGGCTTTTTTCGGTGATGCGGCGGGCGCGGCCCTGCCCGACCAGGTCGTCTTCTTGTTGCGCGGTGAGGGTGGTGATGGTGGAGCCCTTGGTGAGGATGATGCCATCCGGACCGCGGGCGTTTTCGAGCATGAGGATGGACATCTAGGGCTCCGGGGTGCAGTTATTTGGCGGGCTTGGGGGTGCGGGCTTCGGCGAGTTCTTGCAGCGTGGCGAGGCGGGCTTTGCCGGCGCCGGCGAGGATGATGGCGAGTTCGGCTTCGACGCCGGTGATGACGGTGCCGCGTTCGACGATGCGGGCGGTGCCTTCGGTGGATTCGAGGCGGAAGTGCTCGAGGGCGACGAGGTCGACGGGTTTGGGATCAGCCATTTTTTTTACTCCTTGTGGGGTGGCGGCCCGCTCACCTGGGTGAGCGGGCCGGAGGATTACAGGGTGAGGGCGTCGTCCATGAAGGCGAAGCAGGCGGGTTGCCGGCAGGCGACGTCGACAAACTGGTTGATGGTGATGCGGACCATGCCGGTGGTGGCGAGGCTGTAGGGATCGACGACGATATCGACGGCGCCGAAGAGGCCGACGACGGCCATGCCCCAGTCGGAGGAGAAGCCGACGGTGGAGCAGATGCCGGAGGCGCTGCCTTTGGTGAGGTTGGACGGCATGAGGTTGGTGACGCCGGCGGCGTAGCCGTTGAGCGGCGCCGGGGTGTTGTCCCAAATGAAGGGCAGGTATTGCGCTTTTTGGGTTTGTTTGGCGGTGCCGACGGCTTTGGTGTTGAGGATGTAGCCGGCGCGTTCGGTAGCCTGGGCGTTGGCGTTGGCGCAGGCGGATTCGAGGCCGACGAAGTGCGTCCAGGCGAGGTTGGCGCCATTGGTGCCGCCGATTACGGCGCCGACGCCGGAGGTGTTGCGCAGGCCGCGGGGCTGGCCGCTGTTGCCGGTGCCGTTGATGCCTTTGGTGTCGAGTTCGACGGCGAGGCCGTCAAGCAGGTCTTTGCGCAGCAGCGGTTCGACGGCCATGGCCGATTGGATGATGGACTGCTTGCTGTACTCGATAAACGCGGTGATGCGCTTGGGGGCCATGGTGATTTGGCCAGTGACCGGGGCCGTTTCGGTGGCGGCGGCGACTTCGGTTACCCAGCCAAGGGAGCCGGGCGCGGTTTTGCGCGGAATGGCGATGTTGCTGGTGAGGCCGGGGAGGAAGACGGTGCCGAGTTTGGCCAGGGCGAGTTGGTTGCGCAGGACATCGGTGTACATGTCGGTGCGCATTTCGGTGGCAACGAGGTTGCCGGCTTCGGTGGCGTTGGCGACGGTGAAGTCGCGCTTTTGGAAGACATCGAGCGGGACGAAGAAGCCGGTGGGGCTGGCACCGGTGCGCTTGGCGATGGCTTCGGAGGCGCTGCGTTCGAGGCCGGCTTGGGACCAGTCGCCGGTGAGGGCGGCAGCGATGGCGCGGGTGAGGCTGTATTCCTGGACTTCGCCGCGATCCATGCCGACGTAGGTGTTGCGGACGTCGGAGTGTTTGGTGCTGATGGCTTGCATGACGCGTTCGGTGAACTTGTCGGCGGTTTCGCCACTGCGCAGGGCGGAGGTGACGAGGGTGTCCATGTTGGGGACGAAGTTGCGGTATTGCTCGCCGAGTTGGAGGATGCGCTGCATGGTGTCAGCGCCGGGGGTGGTTACGGTTTCCACGGTGCGGATCTCCTGGGTGGGGGTGGATTTTTGGGCTTCGGCGGGCTGAGGGTCGGCGGGCGCTGCCGGGTCGGCCGCCGGGGGTTGGGGTGTGGTGCGGGTTTGGATGGTGACGGGGGCCGGCTGGTGGTTGCGGCGCTGGACTTGGCCGGCGCTGCGGGTGCCGGCGCCCGGGTCGAAGCCGATGGGGACGAGGGAGAGTTCGAAGGGTTCCCAGTCGGTGGCGGTGTAGGTGTCGGGCTCTTTGCTGTTGGGGCTGGATTCGCGCACGAAGGTGTGCACTTGGTAGCCGACGGAGATGTTGCGCAGGATTCCGTCTTGCACGTCCTGGATGATGGGGGCGACGTCTTCGCGGGCGCTGAAGCGGACGATGGCCCTGCCCTCGTTGCCGGCAAGCCAAGCTTTTTCAACGACGCCGATGACGTCGTCGAGGTCGTCGGCGTCATGGCCGGCGAGGAATGGGGCGCCGTTGTTGAGGCGGCCGAGGCGGACGGAGGCCGGGTCGAGGCTGAGCGATTCGTAGAACGGGGCGTCCCAGTAATTTGCCCGAAGGACGGTAGCGCCGGTTGTCCAGACGATTTCGACGGTGCGGGCGGTGGCGTCGAAGGTGGCGGGGACGATGGCGGAGCGCAGGTCGAGGGGCGGAAGCTGGCGGGTTTCGATGTTCATGGGGTGGTGTCCTGGTTGGGCGGGACGGGGGCGGCCGCGGCGGCTGGGGGCGGGTTGAAGAGGCCGGCGAAGAGTTCTTTTTCGCGCTTGAGTTCGGCGGCGACTTTGAGGACGTCACGACCACGGCGGCGGAGGTTGGCGGTGCGGGAGTCGAGGCCGTTGTCGATGGCTTCGACGCTGGAGGCGGTTTCGTTTTTGGGATCGACCCAATCCCAGCCGCGGGGGACCCAGCTGAGGGATTCTTGAAATTCGGCGAGGCGGTTGGCGTCGAGGGGTTTGCCGTTGGGCAGGGTGATTTGCCCGTTGAGCAGGGCGAGCCAGAGCCATTCGCGGCCGAGTTCGCGCAGGAAGGATTCGATGAACCAGGCTTGCAGGGTGCGCCAGACGTCGCGTTCGGCCATTTCGGCGATGCGGGCGCTGGAGTAATTGACGCCGGTCATGTTGCCGCTGAGGTTGTGGTGGGCAACGTCGAGGCCGCTGGCGAGGCGGTGCATGACGGCGGTGACGAAGGGGTCGAAGGCGGATTCGGGGTATTTGGCGTCGAAGGTGCCGACGTCCCAGCCCCAGGGGAGCGTGCCCATGGTGCCGGGGGAGAAGTCGAGGGTGGGGACTTGGGCGGCACCGAGGTTTTTGCCGTTTTCGGATTCGTCCCAGAGATCAGGGGCGGATTCGGCGGTTTGTTTGAGCCAGCCAAATTTGCTGGCACCGGCCCGGGCGGCGATGAGGGCGGCCTCTTCGAAGCCAGCGAGGTTGCGGGAGTCGATGAGGATGGCGTGCATCCAGGGGATGCCGCGGAGTTGTTCGGCGCGCTCGACCGGGAAGAGATTGACCATGTCGCTGCTAGGCACGAATTCGCGGGTGGCGGTGGCATAGGTGCGGGTGTCGCCGGGGTGGGCGCTGAGTACCCAGTGGCCGGAGATGCGGCCGGTGGGCTGGACTTGGACGCCCATGCGGGTGATGTCGCCGTTGGTGTTGAGGGTGCTGAACCAGTGGTCGATGCGGTCGGGGTCGAGCACCTGGAGGGCAAGGCCCCATTTGTTGATGTTGCGGCCACGTACTTTGCGGACAGGGCATTCGCCCTCGCGTGCGACCATTTTTAGGATGAGGCGGCACATGGAGTCGAAATCCATGCGGCCGGCGATGTCGCAGGTGAGGGCTTTTTTCCAGCGGGTGAAGGCGGTTTCGATGGCGGTGTTGATGTCTTCGTCGAGCGTGCCGTCTTTGCGTTTGACGGTGGCTTCGAGTGCGAAGCCGTGGGGGCCGACGACGTTGATTTCGATGAGGCGGGCGAAGCGGCGGCCAAAGGCGGTGTTGGCCCAGAGGCTGCGGGAGCGGGCACGAAGGAGCGGGAGCTGGGCTTCGAGGTCAACGTTGATGGCGGTGTTGGCCGGGACCCAGCTTTGGGTGAGGCGATCGACACCGCCGCCGGTGAAGGCGCGGAATTGGGGGCCGGACGTGGCGCCGGCTTTGGCGGCCTGGCGTTGGGCGTTCCATTCGCGGAGGACGCGGGAGCCGGGCTCACGAAGGCGGGCGTAATCGAGGGTTTTGCGGGGAGGGGCGCTCATCGTTGATTTCCGAAGTTGGCGCCGATGGTGCTGCCGGGGCGGATGCGGCGGAGGCCTGAGCGGGCGGCGTCTTCGTCGTCGGCGAGGCGGCGCAGGAAGCTGAGTTGGCGCCGGCATTCGTCGGGGGTGTGGAACTTGGTGACGCGGTCGGAGCTGCCTTCGGCGATGCGGAGTTCGAGGATTTGCCAGCGGCCGGTGGTGATGTGCTGTGTGAGGGCGGCGACGGCGGCGTCGTAGGCTTGGCGGCAGGGGCCGCGGGGGTCGGCGGGGGTGGCGGCGCCGGGGTCGGGGAGGATGGCGATGAGGCCTTGTCCGACGGTGTAGCGGTCGAGTCCGTTGGTGACGGTTTCGTAGAGGGTGTAGTTGCCGGGGGCGAGGCCGGCGGTTTGGGCGGCGGTGAATTTGACCTGGTGGCTGCTGCCGTCGGCGGTGGCGGTGGCCGAGAGGGTGGCGGCGGCACTGACGAGGCGGGCGGTGAGTGTCCAGCTGGGGGCCGGGGCGTCGGGGTAGGTGCGGCTCCAAACCCAGGTGTCACCCTGGCGCAGCGTGGCGGGGGTGTAGGCGGCGACGGTGGGCTGGGTTTGGGGCATGGGCCGGATTGTTCCGGCCCATGGCGACATTGATAAGGTAAGGGATGGCGCGGGGCTTATTCGATGGGTGTTTCGGTGACGATGCGCTGGATTTGGCGGGTGGAGAGGCCCCAGCGCTGGGAGAGGTCTGCCGCGCTGATGCTGTGGCGCATGAAGTCGGTGGCGATGGCGCGGTTGCGTTCTTCGAGGCGGCGGGCGGCAAGGGTGCTGGTGGCGTGGATGTAGTGGCGGTCGCCGCCCCATTGGGTGCGGAGGTCGGATTCGAAGCTTGTCCAGAAGTCGTCCTGGAGGGGCTGGCCGCTGGTGAAGGCGGTTTTGAGGCGGTCGAGCATGTCGCGGATGAGGTCGGGGGCGGGCGTGGTCATGGCGGCGGTTACCAGTTGGTCACGAAGTTGGGTTTGGGTGTGATGTCGAGGAGCTTGGGCGGCGTGGGGGGCGCCGACGTGGTGGGCTTGGGTTGGGGGGCTGGGGTGGGTTGTGGGGGTGCGGGCTGGTCTTCGGGCGCGGGGGCGGCGAAGAGATCAGCGGTAACAGGGACGATTTTTGATTCTTGGGCGTCCCACCATTTGGGGCCGCGGGTGGCGAGGCTGTCGATTTCGGCGAGGAAGAGGCAGCCGATGTGCCCATCAAGGGCTTCGTTGCGGGGGCGGTCTTTTTCCCACTGGCCGGCTTCGGTGCGGTGTTCGGCGGTGAATTGGGCGAACCAGTCGTCGGTGAGGGCCTGGCTGAAGTGGATGTAGCCGGGGCCGGGTTTTTCGATGCTGAGGCGGCCGAGCATCAGATCTTTGGCAAGGCGGGTGCCTATCCACCAGATGAGGCCGGCGTTTTTGGCGAGGCGGCCTTTCCAGTCGATGTCGACTTTGGTGGTGCCGTCTTTGATGGCTTTTTCTCGGCCCGGGCGGCCGTGAGTGGCATAGACGCGCTTGCCGGTCATTTTTCGGACGAAGTGGCGGACGGCGTGCTGGTGGTGGCCGCCTTCGTCGATGGCCATGGCGCTGATAGCGAGCTGGCCGCCATTGTGGGTGGGGATGGGGGTGGCGTAGTAGTCGGCGACGTCGTCCCACAGGGTTTCTTCGGCGGGGTTGCCGTGGAAGATTCGTAGATCGATGGGCCAGGTTTCGCAGCCGCGGCCGAAGCCCCATGTGTGGGCTTCGAGGCGGTTGCCCTGGACGTCGACGAAGGTGTAGAGGCGCAGGACGCCGGGGGGGCAGCAGCGCAGGCGGTAGGGTTCGGCGCGGGCTTTGAGTTCGTTGGCGTCGGTTTTTTGGACGCTGACTTCCCAGGTTTCGCCAAGGGTGAGGTTGGTGAAGCCGACGAGGCCGGTGTTATCGCCGGTTTGGGCTTTTTGGTTGGCGTTGAGGAATTCCTGGACGATGTCGGCCCAGGTGACGCCGGGGCTGTAGGCGGTCCAGAGGTGGGCGGAGACGCGGCGCGGGGTGGGCACGCGGGCGCCGTCGAGGGTGCGGAAGACGACTTCGTCGGATTCGATGTGAAGGACGACGCCGTCGTCGGTTTGCCAGCGGACACGGCCCGCTTCGGCGGCGTGGGTGTAGTCGAGTTGGGTGGCGGGTTGGCCACAGCTGCGGCACCAGTGGGTGACGTCTTCGGGGTTGTCTTCGGGCCATTTAATGCCGTGGGGCTCTTCTTTGCCGCCCCATTCGAGGGGATGGTATTGGCCACAGTGGGGGCAGGCAAAGTGAAAGCGCAGGAAGAGGTCGGCGGCGGCTTCGAGGTCTTCGATGTGCGAGGCGCCTTTGATTTTTGGGGTGGTTCCGGCGATGAGTTTTCGGAAGGTGGCGCCTTCGGTGCGCTTCCAGGCGAGGTCGACAGGGCTGCCCTCTTTTTCGACGTTGCGGTCCATGCCGTCGATTTCGTCGAGGTGGGCGGTGTCGAGGGTGAGGCGGCGGAAGTTTTTGGCCGCTTTGGCGCCTCGGATGGTGGTGATGGAGCCCAGCATGCGCTTGGTGCCGAGGGTGTTGTCTTTGTGGCGGCGCAGGTAGGCGGGGAAGACGGTGGACATGATGGCGACGTCGCGCAGGGCGGGGTCGAGGTCGGTTTTGACGAAGTCGTCAGCGTCGAAGTCGGTGGGCTGCCAGATGCCTTGATTGCGGCGCTTGTGCTGGCCGTTGTAGAGGACGTCGGCCAGCAACATTTTGGTGTAGCCGATGCGGGCGGATTTGCGAAAGCCAAAGATTTCGACGTCGTCGCAGGACATGAGGGCCATGAGGCCGGGCTGGAAAGGCCATGGGGTCCAGTGTTGTTCGACGTAGGAGGATTCAGCGCTGAGGTAGAAGTGCTTGCGGGCCCAGGTGTCGAGCGACATGGGCGCGGCTGCAGCGAAGGCGGCGAGGCCTTCCCGTAGTGGGCGCTCGAGGGCTTGGCGGTCGAAGTGGGCGACTTCTGCGAGATCCATTATTCGGGTGTGGCGTCGGTGTCGGGGTCGTCGATCGGGTCGTCGAGGTCGGCCAGGGACAGGCCGGCGACGTAGTTGCGGGCTTTGGCGATTTCGGTGGCGACGATGTCGAGTTCGGCGGCGGAGAGGTTGGTATTGCGCCGGCGCAGCTTGGGGACGATGCCGTCGAAGATTCCGCCGATGCGGGCGCCGGCCTTGGCAAGCACTTCGGTCATCATCGCGACGGGGGCGAGCTCTTTTGTGGTGACGGCGTTTTCGAGGGCGATGCGGAGGCGTTGCTCCCGGGCGAGCTTGGCGCGTTCGGTCGCGAGGTCGAGGCCGCCTTCTGCAGCGCGGCCCGCGGCGGTTTCACGCAAACGGGCGCAGTAAGCGGTAATCCACTCGCCGAGCGTCGCTTCTTTTTTGAGGGTCCCAGCCGTAACCATGTTTGACACAGCAGCCTCAGACACCCCGATAAGCGCTGAAAATTGCCGCTGAGTTGCTTGTTTATCTATATCTATCAACAACTTAACCCCCTTATACAAAACGATTGACTAGAGAAAGCACAAGGTGCGAATTACC